CCAAACATTCCTTCGTAATATTTATATGAAAATTATTGTAGCATATAAATAAGCATAAATTCGCATAAGCATTTAAAAAATAACTCACATAAATTGTTAGTGAATCTCTCTATTCAAGTCTTCAATTTAAATGCAGTCAGTGTTTGCCGTGCTAATTTTCTGCGTGGTTTTGTTCCTGTATTTGCATATTTATTTTCACATGAAAACCAGCAACGACTTGGAGGTGTACGAAATAGACCAGCCGTCCAAGGACAAGCTGGAAGAGGTGTGCGACTTGCGGCAGCCCGTGCTGTTTGATTACGCGAACGAGCGGTTGATGGAATCGTGCACGTTGCACGCAATTCGCGCCGCATACGGCGCATTTGACGTGCGCCTCCGCAACGTGAAAGACGCCGCGGATGAAGCCGACGCAACCGAACTGTACGTGCCACTCACGCTGCACGCCGCCGCGGAGTCGTTCCGCAGCGACAAAGAATCGCGCTACATCAGCGAGAACAACGGCGACTTCTTGGAAGAAACGGGGCTCGTCAAAACGTTCAAATACAACGACGCATTTTTGCGCCCGCCCATGGTGTCCAAATGCGCGTATGACGTCATGTGCGCGTCTCCCGGAACCGCAACGCCCCTTCGTTACGAGCTGAACTACCGCAATTATTATTTGGTGACGCACGGCACCGTCAAACTGCGGCTGATTCCCCCCCACGCCAGCAAGTACCTGTACCCCGTGACCGACTACGACAATTTTGAGTTCCGGTCGCCCGTGAATCCGTGGCACCCGCAGGCCGAGTACCGCGCCGATTTTGACAAAATTAAGACGATGGACGTGAACCTGCGCGCGGGACAAATCATTTACATTCCCGCCTATTGGTGGTGCAGCATGCAGTTTTCGGATGACGCAACCACGATCTGCTGTTTCAAGTATCGCACCTACATGAACACCATCAGCGTGTTGGATCAGCTGTGCATGTGGTTGCTGCAGCAACAAAACGTGAAGCGCGACACCATTGAAAAAAAAATAACGGCTTCAAGCGCCACAACGGCTTCAAGCGCCACAACGGCTTCAAGCGCCACAACGGCCATCACCACCCCAATCACGGACATCACGGCCATCACGGATCCATTAGGGGTGTAAGGGGGCGCTTTGCCCCCTTTAAAAACTCGGCGGCGCTTATGCGGGTTTCGGCCGGGCAAAGCGCGCGGCGAAATAAGTCACGCGTCGGTTCGTCCAGAATCCGGTCAAAATATACGGGATTGATGTGGCCGCCGTCAAAAAAATCGGACGGGTAGTCCTTTGGGTAAAAAATGGGTTTGCGCAACACAATGAGCGTGAAAAACGTGAGCGCAAACGACCACACGTCGTGGTGCTTTTGGATTTTTGTCCAAGTGTACATGTTATCTTGGACGGAGAGGTTGAACCCGTTTCCCGTTTCAGGGGCGCAAAACGGCTTGGTTCCGCCGGTGCCCTCGCTCTGCCCCGAAATTCCCGACATTCCAAAATCAATCAAATAGAGGGACTGCGACGGCGTTATCAACGTGTTTCCGGGCTTGATGTCTCCGTGCACAATGTCGGACGCGTGCAAATACGCGAGCGCTTCCGCCGTTTGAATGCACAGGTGCATGATTTGATCGTTTGTGGGAGGGACCACTGCGCGGTTGAACCAAGCGTCCAGCGTTTGAGAATGAAGCACGACGGGCTGTATGCTGTATGAAATGTGGTGAAACAGGGTGCGCACGTTGGCCGGTATTTTGCAAATGCTCTTCAAATGCACCTGCACCGGCAAAACAATGTGATGCACTGGGTCAATGCCGCACCCGACCACCATGTCCGATTTGGTCGCAATTTTCGCAATTTTTGAAACCACCAAATGTTCCGACTTAATCTGCGAATTGTCAAACGCGTGCTCCACTCGCACCATGAACCCGTTGATGCGGAACATGCCGATCATGGTGCGCAACCGGTAATAGAGGCCGTGCATTTGTGGATAATCGTGCACGTCCACGTCCGACACATTAATGTGCAGTGCGGGGCGGCGCTTTATTTTACCAATGTAATTCGGGATATCGTCCTTGCACGTTGTGTATGTGCGAATGGTCGTTTTTTTGCATTCCGAAAAAAAATACAGTTGCCGAATCATTGCTATCAGCGGTGCAACGTCGTCCGTCGCGGCCGTTTTCCATTTGTGGATCACCACGGCCTCGTAATCGTATTTGAAATCATCGGGTACAGGCTCTAGCTCTAGCTGTAGCAGTGGCTCTAGCGGTGGCTCTAGCGGTGGCTCTAGCGGTGGCTCTAGCGGTGGCTCTAGCGGTGGCTCTAGCGGTGGCTCTAGCGGTGGTAGCGGTGGCTGTGGCACAGAGACTAATTCTTCCAGCGGGGCGCTAACAGGAACCAATCCATGATAATGAGTTTCAATTGAATTCATTATGTTTTTAATTGTCCGAATGAATCTAAACATAATGCGCTATAATAATGGGGGCATTCGGTTTATATTGTTTATATTTTGCATAAAAAATATAAACACAATGCACGCATTGCATACACCGCATGAAAACATCAAACGCTGCGCTAGAAAAGGCGCTGGACAATGAAAACAACGCGGTCGTTTCCACTTTGACCACGCGCAAAATCGGCGCAGAAAAAATGCGCCAGCTGCAACAACTGGGATTCAATGTAACCACGCTGTCCGACTACGTTTACAAGTTGAGAGAGTACCGGTACGTGGACGATTTAAACGGGCTCACACACGGGGCGTACATTCGCTGGATTGATTTGAAGAACCCGGACCGCCTTTGTCTCGCGCGCGGGGCCATCATTTGCGACATCAAAATCGGGCAAAAGGGGGTGCACCTGCTGTGCAAAACGCACCCCAGTCCCGCCATGTTTCACGTCATCATGGATGAAGCCATCATTTTCCAGCGCTTGAGCCCGCAAGAACGCGTCATTCTTACCGCGATGGATTATTTAGACGACGACGACGACGACGACGGCGGCTCGTCGGATGACGACGGCACAGACGAATCGTCGGACGCGTGATGCAGATGCAACCCGCACAGCGAACGATATTCGTCACGCGAAATCACAATAAACTCGTCGTTGCCATCCACGACATCCACGCCCGGGACACGCCGCGACGCGCGCTTAACAAGATAGACGACGCCCCCCAAACACCATGCGCCGACATTGAATGCTAAACTAAGCGCCAGATCTGCAATAAAGAAAAGCATGCGCGTATATCATGTGGCAAATATAATATTTTTGCGGGTTTTGGAAACCCTTCGCCCTTTGCGGTAGTGCAGCTGCGCCCGCCCCTTGCACGACATGTCAAAGTATTTCAACCCCTTTTTTCCAAACACGCTGGTGGTGCACATCGCAATCGCATTTTGGGTGCCCACCTTTTTCTCCACGGCCTTGATGCATTTGCACAACTTGGTTGCTAAAATGTTCTCCGCCGTTTGTTTTAGCTCGCGGGTGCTCAATTTGTCAAATGGGATCTTGTAATACGAGAGAATTTTCTCATAATCCGTTTTTGTCATGGCCATGCTGCTCATCAAACCCAAAACTAAATACAAATCCAAATACCAAATCCAAATCCAAATCAAACCCAAATCTCTAAAACAGGGATGCCTATTAAATCCATATAAAATAATTTAATTTCGCCGAAACCCGCACAAATAAACCAGCAATTTTAAATATTGAATTATTATAGTTTATTCGTTGCATTGGGTTTTAGGCATTAGGTCGTCCAATCATGTCCGATGCCCCGAAGAAACGAATAGTGGTGCTTGACGTGGATGAAACCCTCGGCTACTTTGTGGAACTGGGAATTTTTTGCGATGCCCTCACCCAAACGGCATGGAACCATGACACAACGGCTCAATACGCGCACTTCAACCATTTGATGGACGCATTCCCCGAATTCCTGCGACCGAACATCATGGACTTGCTGCGGTTTTTGAAACTGAAGAAGGACGCCAACGAGTGCTGCGGGGTCATGGTGTACACCAACAACAACGGCCCCCGCGCGTGGGTGGAGCACATCGTCCAATACATGGAAGCCAAACTGGGTGCGCCGCTGTTCGACCAAATCGTGGCGGCGTTCAAGATAAACGGGAAAATAATAGAAATGGGCCGCACCACGCACGACAAAACGTACGACGATTTGATGCGGTGCACCAAGCTGCCGTCCAACGTGGAAGTGTGCTTCTTGGACGACCAAATGCACTCCCACATGGAGCACGGGCAGGTGTATTACATCCACGTGAAACCCTACGTGCATGAGCTGAGCGTGCAAACCTTGATGGACCGGTTTTTGCAAACTCCCGCGCTGCGTTCCACAACGGGAGTCAATCCGGCCGATTTGCAACCCCGCGTTGCGAAATTCATGCAGCGGTTTAGCGCAACCCACGTTCCAAAGGACCCGATGGAACAAGAAATTGACCGCATCATTAGCAAAAAAATCATGGAACACTTGAACGAGTTTTTCAAGGGCAGTGACCCGAATTTCAAGATGCAACCGCGGATAACAACGTCGCGGATAACAACGTCGCGGATAACAACGTCGCGGATAACAATGTCGCGGACAATGACAATGAAGCACCACAATTACGGCCGTGCTGCTTCAAAGCCCAAAACAATGAAAAAGAACCGGTGAACATGTTACTTAATCAACTCCCAATTTTTTTTATTGGGATATGTTATAACCCGCCCTTCAAAATGATCAACATTTCCAGTTTGCTGTATCTCGTTTTTCTCTTCTACGTGCTCAGCCCCAACGTGCTGCTGCGCATCCCCCCCAACGGCTCCAAGCACGTGGTTGCGCTCGTGCACGCCGTCGTCTTTGCCGTGGTGTACTACTACACCTCGGGCTACGTGGGCGCCATGCTCGGCTCGCTTTAAATGATACACGATGACGTGTTAGTGTATTAATTATGTATTAATTATTCATTAATTGCAATAATTAATGATGGCAATGATGGCAAACGTGCATTTCATTTAACCGCGCGACGGTTGGTTCTAGTTTTCATTTTAGATTTAAATTTGCGTTTTTTGCTCATGACTCTTCGTCGCATTCTGCCACCATCGGAATCGGATGACGACGACGGTGGTGGTGGTGGTGGTGGTGGTGGTGGCTCTAACCGTGGCTGCTCTAACTGTGGCAATTGCATATTCAACACATCCGGTCCATGAAAATATGGAAATTCGGTTAAAATGTACAATAAATCCATAACAACGTATGGTGCAAATAGATCAGGCATTGCGTTTACATCCATAATGGTAATGTATTGGCCGGTTTGAACATCCACATAATAATACCGGTGGTCTCTAAACCGCGCAATTGCAACCCAATGTCCCATTTGACTTGGAATGCTGGGTGCCGTTGGAACAAATTCGGCGGGATAAACCTTTGCAAACACAACATACGTATTATTGAATGTCAACGTTGTGAGAACCGACATTATTTTGTGAATGCCAAGCAAAATTGGCAAACGTTGAACGATGTACTCTCTATAAATTGTTGGAGGGATTAACCCATTCAATATGCGAATGGCCTCTTGCGGGCTTTCACCGGACACAAGGATAACATCGGTGGAAAGTTGCCGAACTTGTTGTGATGATGCGACTGATGTCAATGCATCCGCGGATTCTCTGCTTATGATATTGAAAAAAAAGAATAGGTTGTACAAACACGATTGCCAAGTCACATTGCGCATCCCTCTCTGCAAAAGGGGTTGTCGTCCTTGGTGCAAACTCTCCAACGTGTAATCAGGCGACATGATGTGTAAAAACAACCGAGGAAATGCAGTTCGAGAGAAGGAACCACCCGAGGTTGAAAGAACTGAAATTGTCGGCAATGGGGGAAGACATGTGTGAGGGTTTGTTATTGAAGCCATATTAAATGGATTGTACAAGTGTCGCAAATGTGCCCCTCTGCAACAAAAAAATCCAACGGTTAGAGGATTCGGATTCATGGATCGTCTCATAAAACTGAGCAATTCGGCATTTGCCTTAATATACCTATGGAACCTGCCAAATATGATTGAATATGTAAGGTATATTTCTGAATCTAACTCATCATAAGAAGCAACCTTCAATTTTTGAATGAATAATGTTTGGTCTGTCGGACTTCGTCTGATTATGTATAAATACAAGCCCATTAAATGTTTCCTTCGTCGGTTGTGTTCATGCAACAGCTGTGTGTCCGACGGTTCAAGCGTAAACACAACTGGGGGTAAATAAACGTTTGGATCCTCATATCTACACTTAGGTCTGTCCATGCCCAACAACAACCGTATCGTGCCTTCATTTGGCTTGAATGGCTTGTTCTTTGACGCAAACAACGGTCCAAATCTAGGATCATCAAAACATATGTTTTCGTCGTCATTCCCAAAAAAAAACACCTTGCGAAAATCATGCGTGGCATAAGGAAGCGCCTGGCAACCCCTTTCACCAATGGAAGAACCATGCGTAATTGATATGGCCACGAGTTTTACTATGGGATAGAGCGCAGGATCTGGGGCTGATGCCCTTAATGCATTCTTCGCATCTGTGATTCGTCTTATGCTGGCCACAGCACGAGCAAGTGAGTCCTCAAACCCGGGAGGATGCACGGGTTGCATGGACAAAGGAGGCGCCGCGGACACGGATGGATCCTTCAATGTAAGATCACCCATTAGCGCCAATAATTCATCTTCATCTGCAGCTGCATCGTATAGTTTTCGTCTTGTTACTCTGTCTTTTTTTGCTTTTGCTGCTTTTTTTTCTGCTGCTTTTTTTTCTGCATCATTCGGGGATCTTGAATGGCCGTCGCCATGTCCTGCGTCAGCCATCGTTGTTTTTAATTATGTGCCAATATAATTAAATTATATTTATATTAATGTAGAATTAGATCCTAAACCACGTTCTTAAGTTCGGTGCGCGTGGAATTGTTGAAGGTGCGGTTTGCTAAATTGAAGCAGTCCGGGTTCATGGGTGCAAACTTCTCGGTTCGGAATAGGAGCGGATGGGTTTGCGGAATTTGGCGCGAGTCAATGCGCACGTTGTACAAGTCGCTCTTGGACGACGGCACGTATTCCGATTGCTCGCACCGCTGCAGTCCGAAAAACTGGTTGCGCAGCGTGGATTCCACGTTCACCGCCGTGGCGTAGCCCGACCACGGAGCCACCGCGCTTCCCGGGTTGAACACGTGTTCCGGGTTGTACACGGGGTAGGTTGAGAGCGGCACGGTGGCTTCCTTGCGCTGATCCAGTATGGGCATGATGGCGTACTTGGTCAGCACCGGGCGCGCGCATAGTTGCGGCTGCAGCGGCGCCGACGGAATGTTGCGGTCGCGCATGCGCCTGCTTAATTCTTCGGTGCGTTCCTGCTGACACTGCGCCACGCCGGTGGGCACGCCGTAAAATCGTTCTTGGAATGGCATAGACATTGATGGATGGATTACGGATACGGATACGGATACGGATACGGTATTGTATTGTGCAAATATATTTATTTATGTATGTTTTAAACAATAATTTAAAGAGGTCGACACATTATTTATTATTGTTATATTAGTGTGATTGTTATCAACCGATGTGCGGCATTTTTTATTACGAATCAATCCATGACGGGTCCGGGTCCAACAATCGCATTCCCATGCACACGCTGAACGGGTTGCAACAAAATTTTGCTAAAATCTCTCACCGCGGTCCCGACAACAGTCACTTCGTTGTGAGCCGCTTCGCGGTTGAAGGACAGCGTTGCATCGGGTTCCACCGCCTGGCCATCAACGGGCTAACCCCCGCCGGCGACCAGCCGTTCAACTTGTTGGGGTGCGAGCTGGTTTGCAACGGCGAGATTTACAACCACCGGCAGCTCATTGGAAAGCACGGGCTTAACTGCGTGAGCGGGTCGGACTGCGAAGTCATCCTTCATTTGTATGAGTTATTCAACGGCGACGTGTGCGCCACGCTGCGCGAGTTGGACGGCGTGTTTTCGCTGGTGCTTGTGGACCGAGAGCGGGACTTGGTGCACGTTGCGCGCGACCCGTTCGGCGTGCGGTCGCTTTACATCGGCAGTTCCAGCGACTACGAGGGCGACATCTCGGTTGCGAGCGAAATGAAGGCGCTGCAGCACTGCGACCACGTGGAACAGTTCCCCGGCGGGTGCTGCATGACGGTGTCCAAGACGACGACGGATCGCGCAATGTTTGACACGCAGTTGCGGCCGTATTACAAATATCTTACTCTGGACGAGACGCAGGACGTGCCGTATATTTACAATTTCGGCACGGCGGTGCTGCACGAGGGGGACGACGTCAATGCCCTGCCTGCTGCAATGGAAGCAACGGCGCGCGCCCTGGTGCGCGACTTGTTTGAATCCGCGGTGTGCAAGCGGCTCATGAGCGAGCGCCCCGTGGGCTGCCTTTTATCGGGCGGTCTGGACAGCTCCATTGTCACCGCGCTAGTGGTCAAGCACTCGCCGCCGGGCGTGGTGGTGGACACGTACGCCGTCGGCCTGGAGGGTTCCGTGGACTTGAAGTGGGCGCGGCGCGTGGCCGAGCACCTGGGCACGCGGCACCACGAGGTGTGCCTGACGGAGCAGCAGTTTTTGGACGCCATTGACGCCACCATTTACCAGATTGAGAGCTACGACACGACCACCGTGCGCGCGTCGGTGGGGAATTACTTGGTGAGCCAGTACATCTACGACAACACGGACAACGTGGTGATTTTCTGCGGCGACATGAGCGACGAGATATTCGGGTCGTATCGCGGGTTCACGAAGGCGCCCAGCGACCACGCGTTTGCCCGGGAGAATGCGCGCATGGTGCGGGACGTGCGCTGCTTTGACCTGCTGCGGTCGGACAAGAGCATCAGCGGGGCGGGACTGGAGGCGCGCGTCCCCTTTGCCGACAAGGCGTTCCTGGAGTTGGTGATGAGCCTGCCGCCGTGGATGAAGCGGTTCGGCGACGGTGCGGAGCATGCGGTGGAAAAGCACTTGCTGCGTCGGGCGTTTGAGGGGCTGCTGCCGGAGGACGTGATGTGGCGGCGCAAGGAGGCGTTCAGCGACGGCGTGAGCGGACACGACCGCACCTGGGTGCAGATCATCCAGGAACACGTGGACAAGCGCGTGAGCGACATGACTGCGGCGATGACTGCGGCGAACGACGATGTTAAGCACAACGCGCCGTACGACAAGGAGAGCTACTATTACCGGACCGTGTTTGAGCGTCATTTTCCTGGAAGGGGGCGCGCAGAAACCATTCCGTATTTTTGGAGGCACCCGTTTTGCGAGGGCACGTTGGACCCGTCCGCGCGGCTACTTAAGGACGTGTATTCCGCGGAGAACCAAGGTTCTCCGCACCTCTCCTCATCGGAGAACCAAGGTTCTCCGCACCTCTCCTCATCGGAGAACCAAGGTTAACGGAGAACCAAGGTTCAGCGCATCTCCTTGAACCAATAATCTTTTTATTTTGCATTTTATTTTTTTTATATTAACTAAAGGTATAACCATTTATACGCAATACAACTGACAATGGCCGCACCAATAGAAGAAGAAGAAACGGACTATGATCGTAATAACACTATGTTAAGAGGAAGAAATGCACCTATGTTTACTGGGCCGAACGCAGCAGACGCATTTCAGACTCATTTACGTGCTCAATTACAACAAAACAAAACACTCCACCAAAGTACACAGGATGCTTTTAGTGCACTTGCCCGGGAACAAGCCGCATCTGGTGTCATTAAAAACCCAAACCCCATTTATTTTTCGGATAAGGAATGGGCAGAGAAAGTGTATAAAGTGCATCATTCAAGAGGAGGTAAGAAGTCCAAGAAGTCCAAGAAGTCCAAGAAGTCCAAGAAGTCCAAGAAGTCCAAGAAGTCCCGTCGCAAATCACATCGTCGTTCATGTCGCAGGTAACTGAAGAACAATGAAGACTACATTATGCAGTAAGTAAATGTGTTATTCTACTAACACTTTTTTTTCATACCTGCCATCTGACGTTAAACCTTTTTTTTAATTTGTTAATACAAATACAACAAATACAACTACAAATCTATGTCACTGTATTACGAAAAGCCATTTTATTACGCAATCATTCACGTATTGTTGGGTGCATTATCGTATTATTACAGCATACTGGGAATCGTCTATTTCATCTATCAATTTGGTCAATTATACTTCAATAAAAGAGTGTTTTTATTTCAATGGAAAATAGAAAATGGGAATACGTTTGTCCATACACTTATCAAAATGGGTGAATTCCTTATAGGATGGATAGTTGCTTATTGCATTTTATCGCGCTAAATCCCCCGCATTTGCATATTCGCACATAATATGCAAATAATGAACCTGAATTTAGACGCAGTGGATCACGTGACGCTGGACCTCATGGTGAACCAGCCGCAGTACGAGCGGTATTTGCGCGCGAAAGAAGCCGACCTTAGCGGGAAATACGAAAAAGCCAAGCGCTTCTACAAGAAACGAATTACCGAAATGACGCGGGACTTGCTGAAGGGGGACACGGCGAACGACATTTTCGTGCTGCAGGCGTTTGAGGCGTACGCCAAGGCGTGCATCACGCACTTTAGGAACAAGGATAAAAACGACACGCTGCAGGAGGAGTACGTCGCCGAGTGCGTTACCGTCGGGTATCTGCCCCCCATCGCGGAAACGGACTTGGACAATGATGATGCAGACGACAATGCAACCAATGCTCTGACCGATTCATCAAAAAAAAAACTGGAAATATTGCTGTCGTTTGACAAGCACAAGTCGGCACACGTGCCCACGCTGGACACGTACGTCATCAAAACCACGCCCGCCGAGCGCAGCAATCCCGTGCCCATTCCTCAGCTGAAAGAAGTCAACCTGGACGACCCCAAATTTAAAACGAAGGACATTAAGCCCAAACCAACCAAGCCAACCAAACCAAGCCAACCAAACCAAGCCAAGCCAAGCCAAGCCAACCAAACCAAGCCAACCAAGCCAATCCCCCCGAATGAGTGAATAAAATAATTTGTGCGCATACTATAATCGCATTACACAATTCAGATCTTTGGGACATGATAGCCAAAGCCAAATCCAAATCCAAATCCAAATCCAAAGCCAAATCCGGATCCAAAGCCAAACCCGGCGCCAAAACCCGGCGCAGAAAACAGGCAAAGGAGTTTGAACGGGTGAAGTGCGGCCCCGTTCAGGAGAATTATTTTACGTGCTACGACAACGCGACGCTGCACAAATTAAGAGACGGCTGGAACGCGCGCCACCCGGACGCCCGCATTGACACGAACGACCCGAAAGAGATTTGGACGGCGATGAAGGAGCGCATGAAAGGCATGTGCCGCAACGAGGCGTGCTGGCTGAAACAGATCACCGGCGTGTCGTTTGCGAACAACGACGCGACGTTTGCGCCCGAAGCGCCGAAGTCGTGGATCCGCGACCCCGACGAGTGGTTGAGCAGCGAAGAGATTGAGAACGTGATGAAGCAGTACGAGGACAAGTTCCCCGCGTTTGAGTTTTTGGGGCCGTCGCCGAGCGATTACAGCGCGCCCAAGCTGGCCGGCGTGTGCGTGTGGGAGGAGCTCTGCAACTTCAGCCTGAAGAAGTACGCGGATTCGGACACGCGCCAAATCGGCGTCATTTTCAACACGGATCCGCACACGGAAGACGGCGCGCACTGGGTGTCGGTGTTCATCAACCTTGCGCCCAACAACAACTACGTCTTCTTTTTTGACAGCACGGGCGACCGGCCGCAAAAAGAGATTCGCGAATTTATAAAAACGGTCACGCAACAAGGGCGCGAGCTGGGCATTCGGTTCAAGTACCACGAAAACCGGAAGCAGCACCAGAAGCGCAGCACGGAGTGCGGCATGTACTCGCTCTTCATGATTGTGAATTTAATTGAAGGCACGCGCACGCCCGAGGAGTTCATGCGGGGGGGGCGCATCCCCGACAGCCACATGCTGGAATTCCGCGCCGAGTATTTCAACCGCGGCGGCAGCATTTAGAACCACTTATTTTTATTCATTTATTTTTATATAAATAAATGATATAATACAAGTGTAGGTGAACCCAAAATGACAACCGTTACCGACACCCAATTCACGTATGCCGTGTTGTCTGTTACAGGCAAGACGCTTTCCATCATTGGAGTGAATCCAGTCACGTATCCAACCTCTCTCGTCAATTGGGGCACGTTTCCTCCAATCCCGCTCGTGTACGGCGGCACGAATACAACGTACAACGGCAACGGAATTCCGGCCAATGCATACAAAATCGTTGAAATCGGCGTGTCCGCGTTTGAATCCAAAACGGCGTTTTCAAGCACGCCGCTCTCACCCACATTTTTTCCGGCCAATTTGACCCGCATCGGAAATAAAGCGTTTATGGGGGTCGCGCTTCAAGGAACCCTGACCGTTCCGGAAAACATTGCGAGCATTGGGGAAATGGCGTTTTACAATTGCACGCTCATCACAAACGTGGTCATTGGAAGCGTCGTGAATTCGGACGTCATCTCCCACTTGTCCGACTTGACCGCGGTGTTGAACCAAGAAATCATCGACCGAAACATTGCGGACGATTCGTTGCACCTGCTCAAGGCACCGAAACACGGCGCCACCCTCACGGGAACCGCCACCTTTCCAACGGCCAACATCGCGACCGCCGCCATTTCCACCGCGAATGCAACCGCCGCAACCGTGACCAGTGCAACCATGCAGACCGCCACGGTTGCGAACCGGCTGGACGTGTCCGGCGGCATGACGTTTTCGGGGAGCACGACCGCCGCGGGTCAGTGGGACTTCGCGATCCAACCCAAATACAACGCCGCCGCTGTGGCCACGGAAGACCACGTCAATTCCAGCGTGGTCGCGCTTGCCGGCGACATGGGCTCCACGTTCAGCGCGCTGTTGGAACTCACGGCCGCAATTGACGCCGACCCCTTGTTCGCAACCACCGTCATCAACGGGAATTCCGTGCTGTCGGCCTCCATCGTTGCGGAAACTGAGGCGCGCGTCAGTCACGTGTCGCATATTTCAACCACCCTGGGCTTGGCTGCCGCATCCCTCGCGCTGGCCGACTCGTCGCTGAGCACAGCCTTGAGCGCCGAAGTGATCGGCCGAGGATCCGACACTGCCTCCCTCATCTTGGCCACGAGCACCGCGGCGGCATCATTGGGCGCAGCCGACGCCGCCATCAGCGCCGGAATTTCCACCGAGATCAGCGCGCGCAGCAGTTCCGTGTCGCAGGCTTCGCTCGCCCGGAGCTCGGGCGCCGCATCCCTCGCGCTGGCCGACTCGTCGCTGAGCACGGTCTTGAGCGACGAAGTGATCAGCCGAGGATCCGGCGCTGCCTCCCTGTCCCTAGCCACGAACACCGCGGCGGCATCATTGGGCGCAGCCGACGCCGCCATCAGCACCGGAATTTCCACCGAGATCAGCGCGCGCAGCAGTTCCGTGTCGCAGGCTTCGCTCGCCCTGAGCTCGGCTGCCGCATCCCTCGCGCTGGCCGATTCGTCGCTGAGCACGGCCTTGAGCGCCGAAGTGATCGGGCGGGGATCCGCGCTGGGTTCGGTTTCCACGTCGGTTTTGGGCGCGACGACCCAAGCGCAAACAAACATTCAAGCGCTGTCGGCCGCGTTGAACGCCGAATCCACCGCATTGAGCACCAATGCGCTCTCGCTGAGCGCGGCCGTGAGCACTGGCGTATCCGTGCTCGTTCCCGCAAGTTCCGTCCTGAATGCGGGGATATTGACGGAAGCCTCCGCCCGCGCGACATGGAATGCGGCGGCCCCATTCACGGCGCACACGTTTAGGAATGCGGGCGTCACGGGAAGTTCCGGCCCGAAATTGGATCAGATTAGAACCGCCTATTCTACCGAAGCATGGGCGCAGGTTGCTAGCAATTTGAACATGGAAAATGATAACGGCATTCAATTGTTCACGGTTCCAGCAACCGGAAAATACACGATACGGGCGGCGGGAGCGCAGGGCGGCAATGGGGGTAAAGGAATGGACGTGCAACTGGCAACAACTTTGACGGCTGGCGAAGTAATACGCATTTTAGTGGGACAACCGGGCGTTAGTGGCGGCGGCTGGGCGGTTGGTTCGGGCGGAGGCGGAACGTTTGTTGTTCGCGGAACTCAATCGGCGCCATCCCCCATAATAATTGCCGGTGGCGGAGGTGGATACAGCTATAATGGCGGTGCTAATGCAGACGCGAGTCCAACTACCTCTGGAC